GGAGATTGTAGAACGTTCAGAACCTCTCTATGAAAAGTACAAGTCTATGTTATAATCCAAACGTTGGAGCTTAACCCAACATCTCGAAAAAGGCCACCGTAATTGGTGGCTTTTTTCTTATCTTAGTGCTACTGAACAATTTACTGGTGCAAGCCATGGACTGTCACCTTCCCTATCGTACAACTTACGCGCATACGCAAGGTTGTCCCATAGGTCGTCCAAGTCTAGCCCTAGCCGTTCTGCTTCTTTTTGATGATGTGGTCGTGAGATTTGTGATACACCTGTGTCACCTGGCGTGATCTTTCCTCGTAGTACAGTACCGTCTGGCTTGTAGTGTATGTACGATGACTCACAACCTAGTTTCGCCACCATGCGCGGTGCGTCATAAAAGATAATTGAAACTATCTCTTTGACGACGTGGCGATCATAAAACCCGCAAGTTCCTTTTGATCTGCAAGTATCTCGTCTTCGAGACGCTTGACTTCTGCTTTCTTTACGTCGATTCGTGCTTCTACTGCTTGAATCTTATTATATTTTTCTTCTAGTTCCGCCTCGCGCGCCTTAATCTTTTCGTCGAGTGGGTTGACTTCCTTTACTTCCGTAATTGTTTTACCCTGCACGTACTCGACGACTTTTTCTGTTTTGTTTGAGTATGCGTAACCTCCAAGTAACGCTCCAAGTATCACCACCGTAATGATGATGTACTTCATATGAGTTTGGTCTTAATGTGTAACTACTGATGATGGGCTACACGGGGGAGTCCTACCATTGGATGAACGGCAATCATTCGCCGTGTGGGGGTCGAACCCACGTTCTCTTTTCCCTTGCGGGTATATCTTTAGAAGCCCCTCGTGTAGCCAATCATCTAGATTATTGGCTCGTGGGGAACCGCGCCTTTATTTCAGCTACGGATCAGTGTGCCTAGGACACGAACCGCGCGACGGGCAGTAGCTTCCTGCAATTTAATTCAAACCCCTAAGAGTTAGAAGTGCCCCGTCCCCCATGAACCAACAATCTACCCCACTAGGGGTACTTATAAGTATGACAAATGGGTGTGGATACGCAAGTACAACCTGGGGATAGCAGCAACCTACTTATGAAACACAAAGTCTGTGTACCCATGCAGTAAAAGGGCTTGATGTGCTCTTTTTGCACAACGTTCTAAATCCATATTCCACGCTTGTATCTCGGTTCTGTACTTCCACCCCGCTATGTTTTTGTCACTTTTCTGCACTTTACGTATGTATCTAATACACCATTTTTTGCCTGAAACACGAGCTTTAATACGTAAAAAGTACGCATTACCATCTTTACCAGTAACTTGAATTGGTAGTGTTTCTATGTGAGACATATTTTGTCAGTGGGGCAAGGATTCCAGTAGCCACCTTGCATGAGCGATTTTATTCTTCCATTGGTTTAGCTCTTAGGGTAGGAAGAGGCTATGTTTCCACGCCCCTGAATCCCCTAGCGTCTACTTTTGGCAATAGGCTTTCCCTATCCGCTGTTCGCTTCTGTTCCGCCACCCACTGACAAAATATACCTACTTCACACTAAGAGTACCACGGCTCGATTATTTGTATATGTACGACTGTTGATAAGAAAAAGCACCCATTTCGCGAGGGTGCCCTTCCTGGCTGTATCGTCTGTGCTCTTTCAGACTTACTTAGTATATATCATTTCCGGTGCTCGATAAGCGACTTATACACAAGTGCCCAGAGCAAGAACGGAACGGTGACAAACATGTGGTACAGGACTATACCGAAGGTTTTCATTTGCGGAAGATACCTAGATACAGGTCTGTGCGCGTGAACAGACTCCACGCCAAAAGTACAAAGCCGATGACGGTGTAGAGTGCGTCTACAAATGACGCGACTGAACCTTCTGGTACTTCAAGCCCGAGTACGTTCTTGAGAAAGAACTCTAGCGTGATGATGTAGAACCCTAAACCTCCTTTACTGACTGTATTAAACATTTTTCTTTTTAATTAGTGCTTGTAACTTCAAAACCATTCGCTGCAAGAACGGAATCGACAAGAAAGGTACAGGGTCAATTGCGCCCTTCATTCCGTTGTCGTAGTTTTGAATGGTGATCTTGATATTGCTTCCAGGGTAGCTCCAGCCTTTAGGGTTGCGTTTAGCTATTCGTAGACCGAGATGTAGGTGTGTCCCTGCGTTGCTAGGAGCTGAACCCCACCAGGTTGCGGCCGTCTGAGTGGTCACGACGAAGCCTGTGTTGCCCATAGTGGCGATCTGTTGGCCTTCCTTTACCACATCCCCTACCTTCACGGTAATCGTGTCACAGTGGCCGTATGTCCATTCACGGTCATCACAGAGTATGCGTAGGTGGCGACCAAAGCCGCTAGGGTCGTTGTTGACTGAAATGACAATGCCATCTTCTACGGCATAAAGTGGTGAACCATGTGGAGCTACTACGTCAATTCCGTTGTGACCCCCTTTGAGGCCCCACGCTGCATACAGTGCTTTGTTTTCACCAAAAAACTGCGTCACTGAACCAACTGGGTAATCTTCGAGGCTAAAGTTATCAATAGGCGCTTTCATATTGCTGTACTAACTAAACTACTAACTACAGCCGAAACAACAAAAACCCCAGCGGCTACTTTCACGCCGAGGTTTTCTTGTTTGATGAGAATGCCGTCTATCTTCGTTTCCATCTGAGGGATAGTCACGTCCTCGATCTTGCTGATTCGCCCATTCGTTCGTATTGCTTGCGCTTCAATAGCTTCAAGCTTCGCAGTCGTAAAAGATATGTGGCTTGACTGGTTGTCTTTGATGGAGTCCACCGTGTCCATAAGACGAAGTAATATTTCTTTTTGCGTTAGGTCTTCGGTCATAGTGTTTATGTATTTAAACATTGTATCTCACTATCTCAATTTAAGATAAAGAAAAACTAAAGTTTAGATGTGAAATTACATGATAAATGATACATGCGGGACAAAGGTTCCACCACCTCCACCGGCTGCGTGCTCTACAACTAACACAGGATCACTTGTAGTGCCTGTTTGTTCAGATTGGTAGATTTTCCAGTAGTTGCGAACACCTGCACTTGGCGCTGTGTTGTCAATGTCGTAGGCCATACGAAGGCCGAGATAAGTGTACCCAGTCTTACTGATCCAGCCTATACCACTCGCATTGAGCGTAAAAGTCTCATCTCCTACAGTGTCACAGGTGACTCGTGTTGCTCCCTCTGTTGGGGAGTCTATAGTCATGGCTACATAATCATCTGTGTCAAGTGCAGTTGGACTCGTTTGTGACGTCTGAATGAGGCCAACACTCCGGTTGCCTTCCCCTGCATTTGAGCCTTCCACAGTAAAGGTCGCACTACTAATAGTGTCCGTATCTGGTATTCCAGATGTGTCAATAGGGAAGAAAGCACGAGATACTGTGTATGAAGAACCGCTGTCCGAGTCACCAAAGAGATAACGGTCTGCATCTCCCGTAATGGCAGACCCTGTAGATGCATCACGCGCACCAGCCCATGTAGCAGCGCCCTTAGTCACCGTACCATCACCTGATCCTGAATAAAAAGTTGATGTGGTGTTACCAATCTTACCAACCTTAATGGTGGTCCCCTGCTTTGCTACTTGCTTCATTGTACGAATCAGAGCTTGCTTCATTGCGCGTGCGGGGTCGTATGAATATCGCCTAGTAAGAGTCTCCCCTGTCATTTCATCCACGGTTGTTTGGACAATGTCGCCTTGTGGGTCTTTCACGAGTACAGGTGGATTTAGGAACCGGAAGCGCTCAATGTCCACTGATCCATCCGCACCGAATCCGAGCTGTACACCGTCACGAAAAGCACGAGCAAAGACCTGTACACCTCTCTCTGTGACAGTTACATCTACTACTTCAACATCAAAGCGACCTACAGTGAAAGTGCCACGGTAGTTAAGTGCATGAATCTCGTTGGCTTTAACCTGAGCCCGTTCTTTTTGTGTTTTACCGCTTAGTGCGGTGAGCATTTCAGCGTAGGTTTTCATACTATGGAAGTTGGAATCCTAATACGACCTGTGCATAAGTTACGCCTGTACCTGCTGTAGTCACAGCGACTTCTATTAAATCATCGGTCACAACATCGTCAAAGGATGTGTTGATTGATACTGGAGTAGCTGCACTCGCGCTCGTGTATTCACCTGCGTCGATAGTGAGTGAGGTAGTAAGCATCTGATTGCCGTCAGTCACGTTCTTCACGGTGAAGGTTGGTGTACCTGAGCTAGAGGAACCCGCTGCACCTGTTCCTACAGAACCCGTCACTGAGACAAGGTTCATACCGCTTAGTGCTGCTGGAATACGGAAATAGCATTTCTCTGAGGTGGTGAGTGCTGTGGTGCCGTTTAGGGTGCACTGTGCGTATCGAATACCGAAGTTAGAGCCTGCGAGTGAGTCTGGTGACACGTAGCGAGCTGCGTCGGTCCCTGTGTTCACCTCTGAGGCGACAGATGCTTCTGCTACACCTGATTGCGTGGTAGACGCTGCGGTGAAGGTGTTAGATGTAGCGGTGAGGTCCTTATTAGTAAGAACCTGTGCTGTGGACACATTCACCTGATTTACACCTTCTACGGCAATGATGCCCGCTGATGCGCGTGAAACTGTGGTATCTGTTGCGTGGCCTACTTCAAGCGAACCTACACCGAGAGCCTCTGTGGTTGAGTCCACCACCCCTGAGAGTGGAAGCCCTGTACAGTTTGTCAAAGTACCACTTGCAGGGGTTCCGAGCGTTGGTGTAGTGAGTACGGGTGAAGTGAGGGTTTTGTTCGTGAGCGTGTCAGTTGATGAAACGGTGACGACGTTTACCCCCTCCACAGCAATGCGCCCCGCACTTACGCGAGAGATCGTGGTGTCTGATGCGTGGCCTAGCTCTACAGTTCCTATACCGAGTGCTGAGGTAGTGTCATCCACAATTCCGTTAACAGGAAGGCCGGTACAGTTCGTGAGCGTGCCTGATGTCGGTGTACCGAGTGCCTGAGACTGGTAGACAATGTTTCCGTCTGATACAGCGGTGTCGAACTGCGCCATCGTGCCTGTGATGCCTACGATTGAGGTCTGGTCGCCTGAGTTGGTTCCAGTAAGTCCTAGGTCTGTTTTAAGTGTTGCGAGTGTCTGTACTTCCGGCGCACCTGATCCAGCCGTCTTGCGGTACACAACGGAAGCGGTAGCCATGTCCGCTTGCTTTGCGAGGGTTACTACCCCTGAGTCAATCGTCCATGTGGCACCTGATGCTGATACAGTGATGTCTCCCTTGTCACCGTCTGATATACCACCACCAGCACCATCGTTACTCTTTTCCCAATCAGCACTTGATGCTGTCCCAACGGCAATGTATGCGTCATCACCTGTAGTATCAATATAAATGTCACCAACTTTAGCCGGCGTTGATCCAGGTGCACCAGCACCGCTTGAGATGGTTGGAGCATCCCCTACATATAGAAAATTACCGTCTGAGCAAGCAGTATCAAATTGAGCTTTCGTTCCTGAGATGCTGACGATGCTTGTTTGGTCCCCTGTGTTCGTACCTGAGAGATTCGAGAGCTTCGTTTTCTCTGCATCTGTGACGTAATTATCGTCAGCTCCAAGTACTCCTGCATACAACGTATCAAAATACGTTTTTAACCCAGCTTTTATATTTGACCAGGTTATCTTTTTATCAGTACCAGTTGCGGCATCCGTCGTATCAGACACGTCTGTAGTTACGTATAAATCTCCATCTGCCGGTGTCGTGAGTTCTGTTCTATCTGATAATAGCGCCATAGATAATTACCTATTTTTTGTTAAACCAGTCCATACGGTTGGTGACCTTTCTGATGTTGCCTCTTTAAAGACGAAATCTGTCGTATCTGAAAAAAGAAAATCAACCCCATCTGAAAAGATGAAGTCGCTTTCTGGCGCACCTACAGCAGCAGTTTGTGGAGCCTGCCACGAGAGTCTGTGTTTTTGGACTGTTGTGAATGTCGCCATTACATACAGTATACCACCTACTTCTTTACGAGTGTAGCAATTATGTCTTGTGCTGCTTCCTTTTGAGTCTGTAGGGCATTACTCTGGAACTCTTGATTTCGAGACATTAAGTCTTGTCTTAGTGAGTAGCCCCAGGTTGCATCAAAGTCGCATGAATATCCGTGCTTGTTCCACTTCTTATCTGAGTGCGGTGCCTGTGATACCCTCCATTCTTTTGAAAGGTAGTAGAACCCCATTTCACTAAACGGTTCTTTGTGAGTTGGGTCGCCATAGTATCTGTTTGAACACCAATGAGGGAATATCAAGGTTGCCTTTGCTCCTTTCTTTAAAACCCGAAATAGCTCATTGAAAAAGTGCACACGTTCCCACCTGTCGTCAAAGTTGGTTAGGTGTTCAATAAAGTGTGAGCAATGTATTTCGTCCACTGAATTATCTTTAAATGGTAACTTTTCCTTCCCCACATTACATACAATATCAACCCCCTGCATCTTATACATATCAACACCAATGTGTTCAGGAGATACTTTGTTTCCTCCACACCCAATGTCCACCTTAACCACTTTGTGGATTACTTGGTTCTTTTGCTTTACTACTTTCTTTTTCTTCACCATACTTGGTCATTTAACATAACTTGTAATTTCTTTGGTATATTTTTCGTACCAACCAAGCGCACCATTACATCTGGAACAGAGTAGTTTGCGAACTTCTCCTGTTTCATGGTTGTGGTCCACATGGAGTCGTCCACGCGCAGGTTTGTCAGTGTTACAGATTGCACATCTTCCTTGTTGAGACGCACACATTTTTTCGTATTCTTCAAGTGTAATTCCATAATTTCTGTTAAGGTGATAGTTTCTCCTGTATGCGGTGTGTTTGTGTTTGTGTCGGTGATATGATTCCTTTGCAAACCTTGCTGTCTTTTCTGGATTATTTTTTTTCCAAATCTGCATGTAGGCATTTCTTTTTTCTCTCTGTTCTGGAGATTTTATCCACTCACGCTTTTTCTTTCTATAAGCATCAACATCCTTTAGTCTATATCTTTGTGTTCTTGTTAAACCATCATTTATTTTTTTTCTCATTCATTAATGATAACGTATTCTGTAGGTCATTACCATACTACCAACAAGTATCCGTGGACACATCATAATGCCCCACTTTGACGTCACAATCTATTGCACAGCGGTATCCGTGTGCGCGAGCGTCACCCCAGAAATACAGGTCTTGTGTACCAACACCTTCTGCACCTGCTAGGGTTTTAAACCACGGACGGCGTAGTTTCTTATCTTTAAACATGCTTGTTCTAAACAAGTTGAACCCCATCCCAGTACCACAGCACTCGACAAGCTGACCTGGCACTGGTAGTTGTGGCCGGAAGTTCAATATTGGGTCTTTAGGGTCACCCCATATCTGGGCTACACCAGTCTCGCCTTTTGTGTAGTAGAGGCCACCGATACATGCAAACTCAGGATGCTCGTCCATTTGTTTGAGTAGTTTTAAAACTCCATCTGGAGGAGGCATGTTGTCGTGCTCTAGGGTAAGGATGTATTCCCACTGTGAAAGCTCTGGATGCGCCAGGATGCCCTCTATAGCCTCTGAGTAAGCGGCACCTACTTCCATGCCTAGTGCGATGATGCGGATAACTGCTTGATTCGGTGGAAATATTAGATTCCAGTGAGACAATGCCACCTTGGTAGACATTGAATTACTCGCTGGGAGGATAACGACGATACGTTGCTTCTTCCACGCTCCATCTTTTAATAAACGTTGATGTGTTTGTTCGATGGATTCGTTATTTTTTCCACCGAATGACTGCATTAAAAGTTCTGCCATCCTGTAATAGTAGCATTTACTATTTGGGTATGACTATACTTATCAACAGTTAGGCTGTGAGCCAGGCACTATTGAGAGAAGTTGTGTACACAACCTCATCTGGAGCATACTCATACCCTGCTGAGTTTTGGGTAAAGGCCCGTACATAATACACAGTGGCTGGTGTAAGTCCTGTGACCGACAAAGCAAAGTCACCTGTACTAAAAGAACCGGATTCAGACACACTACTTGAATATCCAGAACTACCTGGGGCAACATCACCAGGTAATGTTATTGAAACGGTGTCATAGACAAAACCCCGCACTGTGGCGTTTCCTGCACCTATCGTATTGATATTTCCATTTGCGGTAAGTGACGTTGTGTTCGTGTTTGTCTGTGTCTTTGTAGTGTTCGAGGCGTGACCAGTTAAATACCTCAGTCGAATTTGAAACTGGCGAGTTCCCCCTCCTACTCCCGTAGGATTGGTCGGGGTAGCATAACTATTTGCATTATCAGTGGTACTCACTCCACCAGTTGTGAGCATGTTCATTACTCGTGAGATACCATCCATCACAAGTCCTAGATAGTACTGTGTTCCGCCTGTAAGTGTAGGTGGTGTTGCGTACGGTAGAACAACCCATTCTCCTGCAACAGCGCCAAACGTTGCCGCCTGACCAACACCATTGGTAAGAATCGTACCTGTTGAACTAGTCACAACACCTTTCCAATTATTTGTTGAACCAGTCCATCTTGCTTCGAGAGAAACCCAGCTAAAGTAATCTGTTGGACATGTATGTATTGTACCGATAAAGTCATCTGTACCTGAGTAGTTGGAATCGGTAGTGCCTTCGTAACCAAAAGTCTTTGTAGCCATCCTAGTTGAAGTTAGACTGCATAAAGTTCACGTACGGCTGTGCGTTTGATGCATATGAACGAACATCTCTCGGATTAATAGTTGCTGGGGCTGCTGATGAAACCGCAGAGAACATACCTTGTGGAAGGTAGTACTGTGAGCCTGTAGACGATGCTGTTGATCCAAACTGTCTATGTGAGTAAGAAGCCATCTTGTATAGGCCAACCATGTTCACTTGCGGCCATACGGAAGCGCCGTTGACTGACGTACCTGCCGTTGTGGAAGCTGTGGAGTACATATGAGCTAGGAGGTAGTTACCTGGAGTTAGGGACGTATTGAACCCAAGTGGCACTAGCATTGCACCTGAAAGCATGTTTCGTATAGAAGATAGCCCAGATGTAAAAGCAGAAGTTGATACTGAAGATGCAGCAGTAGAGGCGTTGTGTGTAGCTCCATATCCAGAGGTTGTATATGCGCCATTCGTTCCAACTTGTGAAATTATCGCTATTGATATCTGATTATTGACCGTTAGTTGTGAAGCGTTTGTAACAGATACACCAACCGTCTGAGAGATAGAAGCCCCCCATGTGTTTGACCAAATTGAGTCAAAGCGTGTTGAGTTAGCCCCAGCTCCACGGGTATATAATGCAATACCGCGCGATAAAACAAATGAAACAGCTCGTGAACCAGTTGTACCCGTTGCAAAAGAAGAACCATTTGAGAGAACAAACATGTTTGATGTCGAACCCATTGATACGAGGATGTTTGCACGACCACTTGCGAGAGGATAGGGAAGATACATTGGATGGATGTACCAAGTACCAACACCAGGTGCAAAGGTGGTTGACTGTGCCTGGTTGAACGGCATTGGTTCAAAGAACTGCTGCGTTGCTTGTCCCATCGAAATGGTTGAAGCACTGGCAGAAATGTAGAACCCGTTTACCGCTGAGAGTGAAGATACTGCCGGTGCTGAGATATTCACAACACTACCGTTCGTTCCTGAGAGCGTGAGGTTTATACCTGAGTAGCCAATGGTAGAACCTGATGCAGTTGTGTTACCTGCCGTATTTGCACCAAGTAGATTGATATTGTTGTTTTCTGCTGCTGCGCCTGGAGCTGCTACTGATGCAGTAACAATCGAACCGGCTGACGTTCCAAAGGTGACGTTGTTTGCATTTGAGAAGTTCAGTTGACCTACAGTGAATGAACCATTTGAAGCAGAAACAGTAACCGCTGCGCCACCACCTGGCGCTGCTGCCGAGAGTGAAAGAGTTAGCCCGTTTGAGTTGCTTGCTGTCGTACCTGTGAGGTTTGTGAGCGCAAGAGTTGGATTCCCATGACTGTGGTCTGACTGTGCTGCGGTCGTAAGTCCGTTATGACTTGCTGTTATCGTTCCGGCGTTAAGGCCAAATGAGACACCATTGCTATTTGAGAAGGTAATAGCAGAAAGCAAATTACTGGTAGTTCCACCAGAAACTCGAATATTTGAAAGCGTTGCAGCATTCGACTGCATCGCTGTAGTAAGAAAAGCAGGGACATTGAGTGAAAGGCCCGAGCTGTTCACTGTCCAAGCGACACCGTTTGCAGTAAGAGCGGTATTGAGACCTACGGCATCGTTAGACGCGCGAGCTGTAGTGAGGTAGGCACCTTGACTCTGGTAGTTAGTCGCTACCGTAGCCGTGACCGTACTACCGTTAGTGCCAAACGAGACACCGTTAGAGTTTGAAAATACAAAAGCGGTTTGTGCTGGATATGAAGCTGAGGCTGTGACAGTGGAACCAGCAAGACCAAAGGTGACGTTATTGCTGTTGCTGAATTGAACCGTTGCAGCTGAGCCGACTGAGTTCCCGTTCACCCCTACAATGTTGTATCCGTCCCCTGCTCCTCCTCCAGGATTTACACTGATTGAAATACCATTTGATGCAATAGTTCCCGATGCATTCGTTCCGGCGAATGCAGCAGTAGCTTGCACAAAGTCGCTTCCGCGATTGGAAGCCATTGCTGTGGTCAGATAATCGCCTACAGGTTGCGCTGTAGTGAGGTACGCTGGTAGGTTTATTGAAACACCAGAGGTATTCACTGTGAGCGAGCCACCAGTGATTGCACCATTGATGCCCGCATACTTTGACGAGTCTTGTGAGAGCGCCGCAGTTGTTAAGTATGCGCCCTGAGACTGGTAGTTTGTAGCGACTGATGCTGTGACAGTCGAGCCGTTAGTACCAAAAGTAACCCCATTGGAGTTTGAAAATACGTAGTTTGTTTGTGTAGGATATGACGCCGATGCGGTAATCGTAGAAGCGGAAATACCAAACGAAACGTTATTACTATTGCTTAATGTAAAAGCAGATAGATTTTGTGCTGCTGTACCTGCTGATATTCGTATATTCGTTATACCCCCGCCAGGTGCATTTGTTTCGTAGTAGTCTAGTCCAGTAGGCAGTAATGGGTTGTATTTTTTAGGCATATGTCAATATCAGTCTATCGTCCCACACGTTATTGAACTCTGCGTCACCATCAGCAAAAGTAATGACGGTCGTTTCCGGTGTTCCCGTTTCATCTATTTTTTGTATTTGCCATGATGCTGAAGCAGTACTCGTGCCTGGAAGTGCCTTACCAACATACGTAATACCCGCAGAACTAGCATCATCTACTCTAGTAGCGTATGTCGCAGATTGTGTTGATATGGTAGAACCACTAACATCAGCAATGACACGTCTTGGCTGCACTTGTTCTACGTATGTATTACCGTTCATAACGTGATAATTCTTTTTCTAAAGCCTCATACTTTTGCTTTGTACTTGCATGGTCTTTTCGTAAGCTTACATACTTCCATACATGGTCAATTGCTTGATCTTTTGTCATACCACGAGTGAGTTTTTGTAGTAGCAATGACTTATCTTCAAATTGGCCCATGTACCCTACAATCTCGTTAAACTTAGCCGTCATTTCAGGATTAGACGCAATCTCCCACGGGTGCATACCGATACTCTGAGCTATCTCTGTAGAGACAATTATGTCGTTGTTTGGTGAGAATTCCTGCATACCATTAGTATATCATATCAACACTTATACATTGACACTCTACCCATGTGGGCGTACTGTGCAAATATATGAAAACATTAATTATTGTAGCGTTATTCGGATTTTTAGGAGTAAGTACAACACAGGCAGCAATTGAACTACTTAAAAGTGTCAAGGTTGCAGAAATAGGAACAGGGGATCAGGTTATATTTGTGAGTAAGATTGTTGACGGTAATGTTACATGTTACGTGTCCCGACAAGGAAAGTTTGGTTCACACGCTATTAGTTGCGTAAAGTAGCTTAATCTAATACCCCCCTTCTCTTAAGAAGTCTTTGCGCCTCCAAAGCATCAGCATCAGTAAATGACCCTCTTGCGTTTTTTTCTTGTAGTTTAGAAAGTAACAAATCATCCTCTGCACCAGACATATGGATGAACTCGCTACCATTCTTTTTTACACTCATAGGAGTTGTATCATATCCCTCAAGTGCTTTAGCTACTTCAAGTTTCTGTTCAGGTGAAATACTTGCTTTGACAGAAAGTCCTACAGGTACACCGTCTGGATACTTTTCTTTTATATACTCGTCAATTGCACCTGGCACTCTGAAATTGTTTATATCACTTGCAGCATCACGTACCGCTTTGAGTAGTGGCGCTGCTTGTTCTGCTGTCCAGCCATACCCTTTTATAAGTGGAACAGCAATTTCAGGTGTCGATAGGATTGCTGCAATTGCTACAGGTATGTTCCCTGTTACCGCTGCACTTACACCAACACCCGCACGAACATACGTACCTGTTTTAATCCCCATTGATGTCTCAATATCTTCAAGAGCTTTCACCACTTTTGCTTGCTTCGTGAAACCTGGGTATAGCTGCTCAAGTCGTGCCAATCGTTCAGGATTCGCGGCGTTTATTGAGTTGACCACTTTGCTTGCCGCACCGTCTTTTAAATTACCTGTTTTAGAATCAATAAAATCTTTTTCTATTTTAGTAAGGAATGTCTTATCGGCAGCATACTGCGCATCAAGCTCTTTCAAACCACCAATCTGATTACGTACTTGGTCACTGTTGAGCATACCCTCACGTACATCCTGTGCAAATTGTCGTACAACGGTAGACTTACCGGACATATCATACTTTGCAAGTTCAGCAAGATCATGTCGCATATTCAAGTACTCCTCTGGAGTAAGATTCTTTGCATCACCCCAATTACTCAGAAATTCCTCAATCTTATTAATGTCTGTGGTATTTCGTGTTGCAGAAGTTCTATCAGAGATAACTTTACCATCAGACAACTTCAACCGATATTTATCCAAAGCAGACTGTACCCATGTGTCTGGTAAGGTGACTGTAGTGCCTGACTTTCGCACAGTATCATACACACTACCAACGTCGCTTAATTCGTCTTGTGCAGTTTTAACAGCACCGAGGACGTTTTCGGCTAAATCAGTTCGTGTAGTACCTGCTTTCTGTGCTTCGCTAAAAGCACCTCGTTGTTTTGCAATAGTTGAAACTGTCTCTGGAGACAAACCTGTAGCTTGAGACACCCCGAAACGAACCGTCTTTGATACCTTATCTGAAAAACCTGACACCGTTCTCGCAACAGGGGATGTAACCGTTTTACCCGTAGCAGTAATACCTCTCGCAAGAGTCGAGCCTTTCCCAAACGCCCCTGCGCCTCCTGACACGATACTTAGTATGTCCGAACCAACACCGAAGGGATCTTCTGTCGCTGTTTTTTGTGCATTTTCAAATGATCCATATCGACCCTGTTCGCCAAAGTATGCATTACCGAGTGCATCGAGTGCAGGAGTTGCTACCTTTTGACCTAAGCCAGTTACATCCGTCAACTTATTTGTGAACTTTCTACCCACATCCGTAACTAAACCACCAACACCCTTTAACGTGTCTAAAGGATTCATGGCTGCGTTCACAATACCCTTTCCTAGTGTAAAAGCAGATGTTGGTACATTCCCCAGTGATTTTAAACCTGCTTTAACGGGACCTTCACCCTCTTTCGCACGAAAAACAGCGTTATATGGATTTGCTGCCTCTTGTGAAGCCTGAATAGAAGGCTGTACTTGTGGTTTTTCAGCACCGTACATCTGCATTACCTCCTCCAAAGTGTACGAACTTTTCTTTTTATCGGGTGTCATATATCAAGTGGAATAAACTCCTCCCCTTTCTTTTCCATAGGGATACCGTTAATAACAAGAATGTCACCTTCTTTTGCCTCATTAGGTGGTGTTGTTGTATCAATATACCCTGCAACATACTTAGGATCTCCACCTTGCCTTTTTGCGTTCTGTCTATATTCGTATGCGTTATCGTTATGTGTTTTTACATAGTCACCATACAAAACATTTGTGGTATTCACAATCTCTTGCCGCATTTGATCGGTAAGCCCAGCACCTCCACGAATTGCGGCGTCTACCTCAGCTTGTATTTGTTGTAAGTACGCTTGTCCTTGTGTAGAACGTGCAAACTCACCCTCGCGCACTACTGATGTAGGGTCAAGCATTTTATTAAACGAAATGATCAACGCCTGGTCTGCCGCTGCAGGGGAACCACCACGTTCAGCGGCATCTTTTGCCTCTTGTAGTGCTGAATTGATACTCTTATACGATTGCTGTACGTTTACAGCCTCTTTTACAGTAGGTAGTGCATTAAACTCCTTTCGTAAATTACTTTCTGCCTCAAAGTTACCTTCTGTCGTTCTTGGATCAAAACCAAGCTCCTCAATTGCACCGGCATCCCCTTTTTCTGCAAGAGCAATCGTGTCATTCAGGTTCCTGGAGCTTATCTGACTGTATGTGTTAGCAATGTTAGCTTCTTGTGCCATCCTATCCAACCTTCCAATAAACGGACTTGCAAGAAACGCCGCCTCTTGCGGTGTTTTTGCGTTACGAATAGCCGCAAGTGTCCCCTGGTCTGCACCGTTTGCAGCGGCATCTACAAGGTAGCCACGCTGCTCTTTCTCGTTCGCAAGTGCTGTCTCAATGTTTCTGGTGCGCTCCTGTAGTGCAATCTGTAATTGTTCACTTCGAGCTTGTGACTCCCGTGTGTCCATCTTGTCGAGTCGTGCAATTTCAGCTTCAATCGCTTGGTTCTCAAACTCAAACGCCTGCTTCTTTTCTGCAAGGATGCTATCCACTTCAGCTCGTGCTTCCTGAAGGTTTCCTAGCTGTGCACTCTCAATGATTGAAAGATCTGCAAGCTCTGTAGCTGCATCAGACTGTACTTTTGCTTTTTCACTATCTACGAACTCACGTGCAACACCGCGTCGCTCTGCGTTTGTCTCAAAGTCTCGTAGTGTTTCGCGTAGTTTTACTTGGCGTTCTGCAATACGGTTCCTCGTGTCTGCAAGGTTTGTTTGTAGTTCAGGGATACCAAGCTGTGTACGCGCGTCTGTACCTGCCTTTGTGTAGTCACCAGCAAAACCACGAATAGTATCCGCTTGCGTTTGGCGCTGTGCATCCGCTTGTATCTGCGTATCTGTCGTCCCTCGTAAGAGTAAGCGATTAAGTGTCTCCTCCGGATTTACAAATGGTGAAGAAAGTTGTGTATTACCGATACGTGATGTGAGGTTACTGTAATCATTATTGAATTGCGCTGTAGCCATGTCCGCCTGCTCACGGTTGTCACGCATTGCACGTACATCTGACACTGAGTATTTTCCATTGAGTGCTTCCGTCGGAATGGTGTTCGGCATGTCTACACGGAACCCAGTTCGTGGTTGCGTTGTTTGGGTAGGTGGCATAGCTCGCAAGCTCTTACGTGCATCTGAAGACGAAACACCACTGTCAACTAATGAGCGTACATACTTTATTTTTGATGAAGCTTGTGAAGTGTTCGGTGGCATATTATGTATTGATTATAGCAAAATCTAGCTCCATTGTGTTACTAGCAGCTTGATGGAACTCGAATAAGAATTGTAATTTCCTTGACCTACCTTGTTCTGGAATATTCAGGGAAGCATAGTCAAGGGTCGTGCTAGTAACCTCTCCCATGTATCTGAAATTCAGAATGTCAACTACACCTAGATCACTAGCACTTGCAAATGTATTTGCTTCTTCAAAGATCACTTCAGTGACCGTTGCCGACTCTGTTGCTTCTTTAACTTTGAGTAGCTGTCCCGAGCCTGGCCCCATCTTCACAAACATAACGTTACCTTGTTGGATACCTAAACCTATTTGAGCAATGTTAAACTTTGATGTGTTTACCCATGTACCTGACACACCGATAGATTCATCTTTTTCTTTTCGGTAGTAGAGTTTTATTCTTTCACCTGATGCCATTTTCTTATGGAACAGTTCAACTTGCTTCCATATATCTCTAAAGCTGAATATAAAACTTGTCATTAAAAAGCCACGTGACGGATTACTGTTTGTTCTATCGTGGTATGCCAGTACAGATTTACTAGTACCTTCGTCGTCGCTTGCAAACTCATAACTTGCTAAGAACTTAGAACTAGTATTTTGAAGTGCGTACAATGCTCCTACTGCGGTAATTTGCATTTTACCGTAGTCTTCCTGTGGGGTTAGCCCAGTACCAAGTGCAAAACGATGGTATAAGCCAATAGACGGGTCTAAACACCACACACCGGCAGGCATTTGGTATGCAGCTTGTTTTGACTGAGCGAGGTTTACATTTGCAACGTCAACACGACCGTTTACAAGAAAATGTGGTAGGTCATCAATAATCGCCCATCCGTTAGGATGAATCGCGTCTTGTATGAGTTCGTAGCCCTCTCGTACTGGGAAACGCATACTCTTTTTAAAATCTACAAAGGAAGTCCCATCAAAATACTTAGCTATACCGTTTGAAAGGATTGCAACAACTGTGTCGCTCCATACCGCAAGGCATAGAACACCTTTTGCCCCCATCTTGTGATATTTATTTGCTGTTGAAGCTGATGGTGACATGTCCCATTCAACAATAACTGCTTCTTCTCCTGAAGTGTCTCGTGTACCTAGAAACGATCGTGTCGAATTAGATACAGCACACGTTATTTCATATTCAGTAGTAGATAAATCTAGTGTACCAGCTCCCGTAAGGGCATATGAACCTGTAGGAGTAACTTTGTACACCTTGTCACCTTCGTCAACAATATATAAATTGCCATCAGAACCAACCCAAATCAAATGTCTATGACCAACAGCTAGAGCTGACCGTCCTAGTGTACCTTGCCACCAAGATGCCCACGTAGTCCCATTCCATGACTTAATATCTTGTGATTCAGATACAAGGAATAATCCATCAAAGAACGCTGAGTCCATGACAGTGTTTCCTGAGTCCGGTTCACTACCTGCTGTTTCTTCAGTCCATGTCCCTAGTGGATCACTTGAGTCAGCACTGAATACCTTGTCAGACACAGCGAATATTTTATCGGTTGTGTATGCTCCAATTGATGCTGCATATCCGGCGAATTGAGCGTCGTCAGTATTGTTTATAAGCTTCTTTACTTGTTCTGAAACAGAAATACGCTGATCGTCCAAGTTAATATTGTACGTCATGTGAATATTGCCCGCAGAATCCCCTTTGTTTGCTTGGGTGTATTCTCCTTTTTCACTTGGAATGCTGAAGTTTGCCATATCTATTTTCTTAGGTATCCAAGTATTACCACGATAGAACCGTCATCCAACTGAACTTCTAGTGCAGTATCAGCAGTTTTGGGAAGGTTTTCTATCGTATCGGAACCACCACCAGAACCAATAGTGACTGTTTGATTCTCAATGTATTCAGTTTTGTTTGCTCGTCGTATAAATTTCATACTATGACTTTGTGATGGGTGTCCATATGTTCGGTACAACACCAGTCCCGCTTGTTGTGTAAAAGTCTGCGTCTGCCTGGAGTAGGGCATTTGTACCTAAAGTACCTGACGATGCTGTTGGTGAAAAGGAGTCAGCATCTGCACTAAGTAGTGTATGTGTACCAGTTTCGCTTACTTGTGGAGCAATAACTATAATTCCCCCTACATAATTCTGTATACCCGAACCACTTGCAGTCATACTTATTGAAGAAACTGTACGTACTGCAACCTCAGGAGCAGAAGCAACAAAAAACGATTCATCAATACCTAACGTTGAACTGTCTTCTACTCGTTCTGTCCATGTTGGATTTGTGCCATCAATGGTGTATCCAGAACCCGTTAATGTTTCTACAGCAACGTTGTCTCCTGTAAAAAACATATATAGTAAAGCTTCATCGGTGTATGTGTTTTGTGAGACAGTAAGCGTTGGCGTAGTTGTACTTGACGCGGACGTTGCACCATCGGCACCTGTAACCGGATTTGATGCATAGTGTCCAGTTATTCTTGCTAGATAGCCAGCATTAACGGAATTTGTTGTGTCAGCAACGAACGTAAAATTAGACGCTGCGATATCTCCAGAGTCTGCAATCTTCCAAAAAACTGATGTTCGTACTGTTGCAGTTGGTGTTGTCGCTTCTGCAAGCGCTACTGTCCATCCCGCAGGTGTTGTGTGAGAGTCAGCGCCACTACCGTCACTCGTGATTGTTGTAATTATGGCAAGCATTAAGTCACCAATACTGAGCCCTGTTGGTTTTGTGATAACAGGGGACGTGTTTGCAGTCCATGCGTATGTACTTGCAGATTGTATGACTGGAGTTGCCATTGTTTATGATGGGGTTACAGCAAAGATTCCTTCTGCGTTAAATGTAATTGCCAATGTACCTGCAACTGGTGAAAGTGTACCTTCAGCTATGTCAATACATGCAATAAGTGGTGAAGTGGCAGCTACTCCTGTGTCAAGGTACACGACAAACTTATTCGTGGTACATGTGATAGAGTTTTCAGTAACGTCGTCTGCGTCTACTTCAACACGACTGTTTGCTGTATCAATTCGTACATCAATGTTAGCAAGCGTCTCTGTTGGCGCACCTGATGCTACTGACGCAGAAATATCTGAGTAGTAATTGTGTGTAGTGAGGTTCGGTGTGTAGCTTGTTGCCATGTATGCGAGCTTCACAGTCCCTGACGGTGCCGCCGTTTCCTGCATTAGTGCGTCAAGTGCTACTTCTAGTCCTTTTAGATAAAGTGTACTCATGTTTTATGTATAAGATTGTAATTGTGGGTTTATATCCATTGCAAAGTCTTCGTTACGTTTACCGTAGTGTGCAACCATTGCTGCCCTTCCACCAGTAAACACCACACCGTTCGGTGTATTGATTCTTTCACCGTAAAGTGCTTTGAGCTTTTGATATTGGTCAGCCGGTAGTGTTGGGTTGCGAAGTGCAGCACCTATTGCAATCAAGTCCTGGAACGGACGATCAATCGGTGGTTCTTGTGTAGTATCATCATATGTGTATTCTTCGTATGCTCGCACGTACTCTGCACGTGCTTTTGCACCAGCGTCAACTTCTGATTGAATGGCACGTGGATACAACCAAAACCCAAAAGACTTTGGGTCGTATTTTGGTTCTGTCTTATTGAAATATGCATCTACTTCTGTATCTCCACCAAGTCCATGTGGAAATGTAGCTGAGTCAAACACACCTGCTCTATACCAGTTAGTACCATTCCATGTGATGTCGAGTCGTTTTAGTTTGAGAAAAGAAATGTTATCAAACTGGTAGTCACGCTGTCCAGCTATGAGTGGTGTTGTTGCAATGGGGAAGTCCTCAGCGTATGGATTATCTGGATCGAAGTCATCACAACTAACAATGATGTCGGATGTAAGCTCATACACAGATTCGTTTATATCAGCGGTGACTTGTTTGAGCAAAACGGTATCGCCAGAAACAACGCCATCACCAAGAAGTGAGTGGCGTTCGTATCTTTGTATGAGTCCGTTTTTTAGTGTTGTATTGCTATATTCCATGTCCTTGTGTTAGTCACCTCTGCCTAACGTGGGGACGGTTTATAACCTGCCACTAATTACAATTCATTATACTAGATATTTGATTTCAAGTACACCAGAACGAATGTACTCAAGTCGTTCATTTGCAAACTCTACATTCTGTTTATGTCTGAATGGGTGACTCTCGTGTTTGTTGTGATCGTATGCCTTACATCGGATCTCCGGTAAGCAAAAAAACTCATACCCTTTCATGTGTGCGCGTAGTCCCACATTTGGATTATCATATCCCCAGTATCGGTCTAGCTCCTCGTCAAAGCCTCCGACATCTACCAGTGCAGATCGTGGTGCGCTTCCACAATCTATTTCCCAATCGCGCCAGTCAATAGCACCTGTCTTGTTTGCTCGCCAGTCCCAAACCTCGCCGTCATCATCATATTTCGATACAGGTACCGTGTAGAATGCAGTCTTAGTCTGGTATGCCTCCCAGAAGCGCTGTAGTGCGCCAGGAGGCGTTTCTACGTAGTCCTGCACAAATACTATTAACTCTCCTTTTGCTCGCTGTACGAGGCGATTTAGGCTCTTATTTAGGTCTACTTCACCTGTCCAGTTGATGTCAACTAGCCATTCAAAGTCACGGAATGTCTGTTTCAGTAATGCATTACGTGTTGCCTCAAGTGCTTTTGGCCGAATTGATGGAGTAATAACACTTATTTGCATACAGTTTCTATAGCTTTAAGAATATTTTTAGCGTAGTGCTTTTCTGTCCATTTACTTTGTATGTACTCATACCCACCTGTTTTTGTTTTAGCGTCTTCCATTGCTACACATATCGCCTCTGGTGTCGGTTCACAAACTACCCCTGCGCCACTCTCTAGGACATATTCCATGTTCTTAGGAGAATCAGACATGACCACTACCGGCACACCACATGCCATAGCTTCGAGGGTGCATCTCTGCCCACCTCCCCAGTAGGATGCGGTGTTCACTACTGCGTGTGACTCGTTAATGAGTTCGGCAATCTTCTCTGCCGGTTGCTCCTCGAATATGGTCACGCCTCGATCCCTGCAATCGTAGTAGCCCTGTCGGTCGTTCTCTTGCAATCGGCCTGCAACACACCCACCAGCTCCTAGTGCATTAGCAAATAGGGTATGTCTCTTCCATTCTGCAAAGGTGGCCTGCATGAATCCGACATACAGCTTCTGTCGATTCTCGGGTTTCATCACCTGCGTATTTACACCGAACGCTCGCATCCAGGGTAGTTCTAGTGCTTCAAACTCTCGTTCGTTTAACTCACTCTCGACTAGGTACAAGTCAAAACCTACTGTGTCGAGATACTCTATTGGGCCACCAGCGAATAGCAGAATCTTTTTCTTTTCTGAGCGTCTCACCGAGTTGTAGAAATCGGCATACTGGCCTTTTGCAGTACACGGTGCCTCCCAGAACAAGAGAACATCGCAATCCTGCCAGGTCGTAGAATATTGATCGTGATATGTGACCGTGTGATCTTTTTCGATTAACCGCATAGCCGCTGCGAGTCCATCGTTCCACTGTCCGCTCTCGCGTGGCTTAGTGCCATTGATCCAGATAAAACTTATTCTCATTGTGTATTCATTACGTGTATCCTTTCGTTGTAGTCTGGATATTTTATAAGCCTGTCGCTCTCTTTTATATCTAATAAGTCCATCAAATACACAATGCCTCTAAATGGAGTAACGGTGCCGTCGCTATTCAGTATAGTCTTGTCATACGTGGAAACGATGCCGCTCGGCTTTCCAAGAGAATCTAATACACGGCTTACAACCTTCTCTGTTCTTTCTTTGATTCCTTCACAGTGAATAAACTGCTCTCTTACACTAAACAGCGATAACAAAACCCAGAAAGCTGAGTCATAGTCATTTCCTTTGTAGTTTGATAGCAAAAATGTTGCAAATTCTTTTGGTGTCATAGATCAACTCTAGCTGTTTCTAATCCCACTACGCGCCATGGTAGGCCACTCATCTTCATTGCAAGCGCAACCCCGTGCATACTTATATCGTCCATGAGTAAGTGTGCATTAGGTATGTACTTTTGCACAGTTTCAATGTCACTCAGTGTCGTCTCGAATGAGTGACCACCGTCTATAAACACAACAACGGGGCCTTCTAGAGTGAGTTCACCAAGTACATGCAGCGTTTCGTTAGTGTCACCTTTGTAGAGTTCATACCCAAACGTCTGTGCTTCATCCCATGTGACTGGTAAACCATCGAGCGGCGCTTCTTCATGCTCAGGTGCCTGCTCAAACAAGTCAAAGCCAATAAGCCGTGGCACTCCTAGTTTCTTCACCTCGTGCATCGTGTCGCACTGAAAACAGCCTATTTCAACATATGTTTGTGGCTGTATTTCCTGTATTTGTGCAAGTAGTACAGGCAGCTTGCCTCCTAGAATTGACTTACCCATACATCTGAAACGTACTTAGGGGTAAACATACGCGCCCACACTTGCATTTGCTCTCGTTCGTTGTTTTTGAAGGCTTTAATCACTGCATCTACATATTCGTCATCTCGTTCAGGGTCGTCAGCAAGGTCAAGTGCATACGGTGGGCACCAATTGTCTTTGGTGTACGGTGAAGGTACCTTGTAACCATACTTTACTGTCGTTTTAAGTGCGCCAAAGTCAGAACAAACCACATGAGCACCACCTAATTGGGCTTTTCGAGCTGAAACACAGTCAATTTCAAAGAAATGGGTCGGGTAAAGCATCACACCTGCGCTCTTTGTTAGTTTAGCAACCTCTTTGTGAGAAATTTTCCCCAGATTCTCAATACCTGCATCCTCCATCTTCTTCAAGAGTACCTTTTTCCATGCCATTGCTTCACGATCTGTAGTTCTGAGTAGGTCAAAGATGTCAAAACCATACGCCCACTTCATACGAGCGCGTGGTTCTTTTGCTTTAATCTTGGGGAATATACGAACGAGTGCGGATAGCGCTCGATCTGGGGACGATGTGTTGATTATTAGGTACGGGTCACGCTTTACTTCTACATCAAAGAGAGAGGTATCCATGCCGTTCGGAACCACTACACACTTGTCGTCTGGAATAGTTGGGTATAGTTCACGGTGCGCGTCTGACTTAAAGAATGCCTTTGTGATCTTCTCTAGTCTCTTAGCGGTGAACTCACCTTCGCGCATCACATCATGGACATCAATGAATAGCTTGCCCACATTAAGATCGTAATCAGCAACTTTCGTCTGTCGCCATAAGATAAGTACATCCTGTTTGTCTCTGTAGTTGAACGTGAACCACGGCTTGTACGTCACACCATCCCACACACCACCTGTACCGCATGAGTTGTACACCGTGACGTTGTAGCCTTGCTTCGCCCATTCCTTTGTGAGATTAATTACAGCCTCCTCACTACCACCTATTCCTTTCTCAAGGATTGCGGGTGTCCACTCTGTAGTCTGTCCACAGTAGTACACAATGTCTTTCCCTGTGCTCTCTGTTTTGGTGAAGCGTATGTTCTTCGCTTGCATGATGATCGGGTATGCTTTCTCCTCCTTAGTCATTGAGTCATACACTTTCATGTACTCCTCATCTGACATGTCTTGCATCTTCTTAGCCGTCTCTAGCATCCGTTCCTGGAAGATGTGTTCTGAGCTTGCTTCCTTAATCATTGCGTCAATGTCTTTATTTGGCTGAATGTCATAACACGCTTCGAGGCAGGTTCTTGCCTTATCAAACTGTGCGCTATCCCAATACAAATGCGCCAATGTCATTAACGGGTTGTAGTCATAGTCCCGTGGATTGTAGACAATAGCTGTATCGGTTGGTGGTTTTTTTGAAAGACCTTCGAGTGAAGATTGGATTGCTTCTTTCCTTTTTCCTTGACTTTTCTGTACCTGCGCGAGCATGTGGTATCCATCTGGATAGGCAAACATAAGGCTTATAGCCTTACGTGCATACTCCTCAGCTTGAATAAGATCACCTAGTGTGTGGAACATGCCTGCGATACGCAGCGTAGCCATGTAGCGTTCCATTTCAGAACCAGACACAGTAAGAAAGTGTTGAAAGGTGGCTATTGCATCGTGGTACATGCCTACGCCTGTATAGCCATTAGCTAGGTTCCAGTAATCTCTTGGGTCACCAGTCATGCTTTCCTTTGATATCTCAAGGTTACGTACAGCTGATTCCTTGACTCGCTTTTCATTGGTTCGATGTCTACGCACCACACCGTCAAGTATCAGGACATCAATATCTCTATTCGCGTCTAGGTCTTCGTGAATCTTCCCCTTCCAGGTGAACGTCCCATCGTTTGCAACTACCTGTGTCTTTGGGTGTACTACTGTTGCCATTCCATACTTGTCAAAGTCATAGTGATAGTACATTACATACGCATCGGCTTTGTTCTTCTCAATAAATGGCTTGAGTAGTGTTAGGTTTCCGAAATCATCGTCTGCGTCTCCCCACAGAATATAGTCGTACTCTTTCGGCACCTGAGCGAAGTTGTAGTTGCGAGCGGCCGCAAAGTCTGAGCACCAATCAAAGTACGAGATGTGAGCGTCATACAGTTCTGCTACCTGTTTGACCTTTTCGTTTGGCTGCGTGACCGTGATGAATATGGCATCGACGTGTGGTTGCACCGTCCAGAGCATGTTGTTCAGTACTTCAGCTTCATCGTCAGAACCTTTTACAATCGCAGCAAAAGCAAGTTTCATACTATTCTTTATTCAAATTAGGAACCCACTCAGGGAATGTACGCTGGAACCATAGTGTCCCTTTAGCTGATTCAAACTCAGTAATTTCTTCTGGAGTTAGCTTCGCATACAAGATTGTATGTAGCTGTGTAGGCATACGCAATAACTCGCGCTCCAGAACGCCACTTGTTAGCGTTTCACCCCACGCTGTCTTTTGGGTACTTGCTCTGTGTCTATTACCTTCAGCGGCCAATTCGTACTGCTTTGGAAAGATGTCTCGATAAGCTTTTACAATACTCTTGATTCTTTTTTTTGTGAGTTCACGCATTAAGTTGTACTTGCATAAGGGGAACGGGACTTGTTGTTTCCGTTCCCCCTCCACAAGTCATTAGAGGGGGGAATAACTAGCTGATGAGGAAGCCGTTAGCAAAGAAGAATGAATCTGCGTTAGCACATTCAAATGTTCCCTTACCAACTACCGCCTTGATGTCGTAGTCACCTGAACGAGCAAGCTCATTGTCGATGAAAGGCATCTTCAACCATGCAACAGCACCTTTGTTTCGGTTGATACCGAGAACACGATCTGTTGAGTCTGTTCCTGATACAAATACGTATCGGTGAGCATGTACCGCGAGACGACCGAATGAAGTCGTATAGGTAGATGTCATTTTTACAATCTCAGTTTGACCGTTTGGTGTGTTGATTACAGTGTTTGACTTCTGTACTGAGTCATCCATTGTTCGCTTGATACCTGCTGAGACGATGAGGTCTGTAGCTGTATCTCCTGAACTGTTTGACCATTGATTCTTAAGCAAACCGTCGAGAATAGTTGCATTGAACACTGTTCCTGAAGTGTGTGCTGTTGTGTTCGTACTCTTTGAGATGTGAGAGATAACTCCTTCCATTTTCGGAGCTGTTCCCGATACACCTGATACAAGAGTTGAACGAACGAGGTCAAATTCAAACGCATTACCGAAGTCCTTGAGTGCCTTCTGAGTCTGTCGCTCAAGCTCGTTCATACCATGATAGTGCTGAACTTGCTGTTGAGTGCGAGAAACCTTGAGAGGTACCGCAGTGATTTGTACTGTGTTTGTCTTTCGACTTGGTGTGGTCTGTCCGCTTGCTGTGTAGTCACCTTCCTCTGACACGGCTGCTGATGCAGCTGTTCGAAGTGTGTCAGTTAGGTATGAGTGAACTGTAGCAATTGCGGTTGATCGTCCAAGCATTGAAGAAACCTGGGTTTCTTGTGCTGTTAGGATTTCTACTGCGTTGAGTACCACATCCTCGCGGATTGAAGTATCTCCGTATGAGTTTACAAAATTACCTGCCATAAAAAATTAAGGCAACGTAGGGATTACTTCATCAATTCTAGTACAGCTCGTGTTGCTGCAAGGTCAGCGGTTCGATGATCGCCTTTACTTGATGCTTCATTAGCCTTAGCTATATTGTCAGTAACTTGCCCTAGTCGCGGTGTCATTAGGACGGATTTGGCATTTTCTGTTTCATCGTAGCCACTCAACTTTTCTAGGGTAGTCTTGAGCGCAGCGTCATTAGCAACTGCATCAGCGGGACGGATACCAAGTTCCTTCGCACGTGCGTTGATAATTTCTTTGTAAGGTGCAAGCTTCGGCTGTCCCGCATAGAACATATCTTGTTCGTATTGGTCTTTCGAGACAAACTTACTTGTGTCTACCTCCTGCGTCTTAGTCTCTTGCCCCACTTTCCCGACGAAAGACTTAGTCTCTTTCAAGCCTTTAACGGCTGCTTCGACTGTTTGGTAGCGTGTACCAAGTTCAGTATTAAGTTGGTCAAGGGTTAGCGTGGTTCCTTCAACATGGGTGTTTCCTTCCGCTACTGGCGCAGCGGGGACGGGAACGACCGGATTGTCGTCTGGCATATACAAAAATTGCGTTTCCTACTTTTAATTGGTTCCTTACGGAACCGCTAGAGGTGGTGCGGTTCAATTAGGATTCTCTGATATTTATTATATCAGACTTTTGTTCTTCAATTTCTTGTAACGCCGACTCTGCTCGTAGAATCGTATCGTTAATATATTTTATCACACTCTCGCGAGTTTGGTATCTAACCATTACTTCGCGAAGAATGTCTTCTGAGGGCCTATTTTCAAATACAAGACTACTAATCCTATCAAGCGCCTGCATGTCACGATCTACCATATCAACAAACACTCGCCACCCTTCTCGTTCGGTAAGGGCAAGTAGTTGATGGTTCTCTCGTGTTGTCTGTACGTCTTCTGGATTCATCCCATCATTGTGTTAGCTGCAGTGCTCATACCTTGTGCTGTTGGTACTGCCATCTCTGGCCCCATTCCTTGCATTTGTGGCATCGCTGGAGCTGCTGAACGTGGACGTTCAAGGCCGAATAGGTCAAACACCTGGTCAGATATTGGCTTCTGCATCTCTGGAGGTACGAGGCGCATCATGTCGATCAAGTTACGAGCGACAATGGCGTTGTCCATCTTTTCGTTAGTGAAGGCGATCTTTGTATCAAGCATTGAAACAATAATCTCGTCTGTGGCATCAACAAAGAGATTCTTATCTGATCGAAACTTGTCTATTGTTGCGTTGATAGCTTGCTCTAATTCTTCAGGTGTTGGTGTGATACCTTGTTTCTCCATTTCTTGCGCCACAATGTATGCAGCGGCACGTTCACGTAGTTCCTCGATGTTGTCTACATCTGCGTAGATACGCACAGTGCCATTCTCTTTCACCATCTTTGGTACATGTGGGAGGTAGTGACGGTCAATGACACGTTCCAAGAAGTAGCCGACAGAGTCACAAATAAGTACAAAAGCTGATTTGCTGTTTCTGTCCTCAATAGCCTGTGCTGTAGCTGTAGCACTTGCGGGTGTTGGTGCGCCACGAACGATATCAAAAGCACTTGTGACTTCACTTGCCCATTGCTTTGCCATAGCTTCGTCACTGTATGAGCTTGCACCTACTTCGTTAATATTCATTTGTTCAAGATCGTCCATGCGTTCAACCTTGATAACACCGTTAGAACCTAGACGTGCGAAGTCCTTTTGTCTAATACCGGAACCACTACGCATCTTAAAGATACCGTATTGAGCAACCGTGTTGCGATTGATACGGATGTTTACTGTGGTATTGATGTATTCCTGTAGGTCAAGCACTTTCCACGCAGGACTAATACCGTACCAACTCCACGGAAGTTTTGTGTACCATCCTTCCTCGTATGGCTTAATAACATTCCCAAACTTATCTTTGAAAGTATTACGTTCAATAAGGTGCAGCGTGGTTGCTTCTCCTCCACCAGAACATACTATCTTTGCTGGTACTTTATTTTTATCTGATTCTTTACCTGTAATAAGGTACTCTGGTACTTCACCGTAGAATGTGAACACTTCTACAAGTTTACCGGTAGATCGAGTTGATCGGCCCATGTCGTCATAGCGTGGCAGGTTCTCTTGTTCAACAGCTTTGTCAACATTGATCCAACTATCGTTCGCTCGCATTTCCTTCTTAGACATGAGTGTACGTACAGCAAAGTCAACGTCCTGAAGGGACGTTGCTGATGGGTCAATATACACATTAAGAATGTCGATAGGTGTTCGCTTGATGTGTGTCTTGCCATGCTTCTTGTACGGTGTGAGTTCCCATACAATCGTCGGGTCAATTGAGAGCGTACGAATCGCCATGTCAATATCCTGTCCGAAATAGGTATCTTCTAGTTCGCGGCGAATAGTGGCTCGCACGACTTCAGTATTACCAATACCCTCGCGTGATCGTGCCGTAAATGTTGCATCCTTTGTATTAATATCTGAGTTCTTAGATACACCGTCACACATCGTCATTGTGAGTGGCACCCATATCTTCTTACGCCCTGTTTGTGCGTCGTATGGCTTATCGAGAACGCCGTAGTAGTTCTTTCGTAATACTCGTACGAGTGGTTTGATTGAAAAGGAAACGTGTTCTGTTATAAAAACTTCAGGGTCTTTGAACTTACTAATATGCTCACTTACAATGGTGGTTGCCTCCTTTTCTAGTTCTGAGATATTCATACTTAATTAAGAGTAGCCTTCATTATATAACGAGATATCATCTTCTCCTACAATACTGATCGGTGTCGAACGTCCCCACACAGCAAGTGCTAAAGACATAACACGGTCATCGTGCATGCCTTGAACTGTATCAATCTTAGACTTGCCGTTCTCACCAAGCGTCCACTGAATTGCATCCAGTTCTGCGAGTAAGTCAGGGTCGTTTGGTAGCTTGATCTTGTCTTGCTCGATAAGCATAGATAGGTGGGTAAGCAGTTCACGCTTTGACTGTTCGGTAAACTTAAACGGCGTCACGGGGATGCCTTGATTGATTAAGTCCTCCACAATTGGATCACCTACACCCGTAGCGTCTGCAACCGTTTGAGCACGGTTGTACTTATGAAATGCAACACCGATCCTCGCTTTCTGTAGGTTCCAATCTATCTGATTGAATCTATCCTGCTTTAGTACCTTAAATGTATTGAGGTCGAACGGTGTAATCACTGTCCAATCTTGATACTTTGCGAGGTCTACACCCAACTGATACGAGTGACCGTCTTCTGGTGTCGTATCCGCATCATAGGTATTCTCACGTGTACGTCTGAAAAAAGACGATGCTGACTCCAGGAATGAACACTCATACTCTTGTTGAAACAACGCAGCAGGCGTATTGAGTTTGATCTCCTCTAGCTCTGCCGCTGTAAACATTCCTGTATCATGTACAGATTGCACATCCACATACCAGTTCTCTTGCTCACGTGCAAGCTGTAGTAGCTTCCATGAGTGGTTTTTTCCCTTTGGTGTGTACACAAAGGTCGCAGTACCCTTGTTCTCACGTAGCACCGGCTGAAATATCTCAGTCCATATGCGCTCTGACTGCTCTGAGTATTCATCAAATACAACGTCAATTGGGTTTGTACCGCGATGTTTGTCGGGGTCTTCAGCTCCTACAAAGCGTTGAATGCTTCCGTTCTTGTAGTAGATAGCAAGTTCACTGTCGTTCTTCTTGTCTACAATCTCGTCCGGTATATGATCTTTAACAAGTGAGTCCCATATAACAGCTTTCGCTTGTCGATAGGTAGGAAGCACATAGTAATATACCCCACGAGGTTGCGTGAGGATCTTCATAATCTGCTTATTTAGAGCGGTGCGAGTCTTTCTAGCTCGTCTATGCCATACCAGAATAGAGAAGGGTTTATCGCTTGCGAGGTACTTACGTTGATACTCTGTAGGCTTCTGGAAGTTATACGGTATCCTCACTTTCATCTTTAAAAGAAACTACTTGAATAGTAAGTGGCTGTCCGCCTTTCCCTGTTTGTTCTACTCGTTCTGAGTACTTGTCTTTCCCTAGTCCTTTAGCAATAAGAGTTACTGCTTTCATTTGGTTAGCTATCAGTGCGTTATCAAGTCTTCCCTCATCGTCTACAGGTTCAAAATCAAGTATCTGTTTTAGTCTCTTTTCGGCCTTATTTAACAAGTCCATGTCTTTGACACTTTCTGACAACCAGTCAAGGTCTTTATTGAGTATTACTTTTGCGTATTCATCTTCATATCCTGCCTTTATTGCGCTCTGGTATGCGTTTGAGAACGTTGTACTTTTAGGGTCAAGATAGTTCGCAAGAAAAAGTGATTGACGCGGGTCTGCTTCGTATTGATTAGCCATATTATTTTCTGCGTCTTAAAGCGTAGCGTCGTGCGGTTATTTCTCTTTGTCTATGTTCCCAACATGGGTAACATACTGGAGGATAGCCATTCCTTGTTTTTTTCTTTACCTCTACCCCACAGCGTGAACATTCATATGTTCGTTCTTCTTTAAAAGATAGTACCCTCATATTTTTGTATTGCAGTCCTCACAGAGCCAACCCTTGTCACTAGAGTACTTAGGGCCGTCTATCTCTTTCTTGCAGTGAGCGCAGTGTGATACTACGTGGCGTAAGTGAATAGGAGTGCTCTCCATAGCTATATTATAAAACGATTCTGTTAAATTAACAACTGGATTCTTTATTGAATAACATGCAGTACATAACCAAATAACTTCAAAATGTCTTCTGGGTTCTTCATGATACCCCTTTGGCCTACAGCGTTTTCCACACGCTTCACACTTTGATGGACGTTTAATGTCTCCACGTTTGACTGCTTTGTTTAGTTCAATAATGGCGTCTTTTCTTGTACGGTGTTTTGATAGGCTGATAGCGTTTACTTCACGAGCAGATAATTTCTTTTTTTTATTAGTAATAACTTTTTTGCACATTTTATTGCTTTCGCAGTTATTTAACTAACTTCTCTAGTACTTTACGCACTTTGTCTGATGCTAAGAGTTCAAACAACCGAAGTTCACGCTCATAGGCTTCTTGCAGGATATTAAAGTCTGAAATAAGCCTATCGTATGCCTTTGATAAAGTCGTGTAGTTATCTTCGTGTGTATGTTCTGTTTTTCGTTTCTTTGCCATAAAGCTAGTATACATGCAGGTGGATAACTTTTGTTCTGTGGTTGTGGATAACGCGGTATAATTACGGGAGAGACGGGGTAGTGGTACGTAGTTGCGGTTCGACTCCGCACCCGTCACCAAGTTCATCACAAGGAGAGCATCATGAAAGGCGGTCAAAACTTCCGTGACATGCAATCAAAGAAAAAAGAACAGGAGGATGTTCAGTGGATTCATCAACCTATCTGCTGCGTATGTGGCAGAAAATGTGAAGGATACTACGGCCGGTGGGGAGATTCCGGCAGTTGCAATTCAGCCTGTGAAAA